ACGAGGAGACGGTCGAGGATCTTGGCGCAACGATCGGCGTCGAGGGCAATACCCTGCGCCTCCTGGACAAGTCGTGGCAGATCCACCCCAAGAGCGGACTGATGCACCTGATGGTCTCGCTCGACGGCAAGGTCAAGGAGGCGTACACGGATCGGGTCTGGGCGCCGGACTGGAAGGGCTGCGTCTTCTATATGAAGAGTCTGGTGACGGACGACACCATCAAGGGCGACGACGGCAAGGACCGACCCATCACGTACAAGGTGGTGGACAGGGTGGTCAGGGGGCCCGGCGAAGGCAAGAGCAAGGAGCAGGCGAAGGCGAAGACGGCGACTGGCACTGCGAAGAAGGGTGCCGGCGAGGCCGAGGAGATGGCGGGCAAGGTGATGACCCGGCTCGCGACCGATCAGAAGGGGGCCACCCTCACCGTGAAGTCGCTGGGAGTAGCAGTTGGCCAACTGCTCAACAAACACAAGGTGGACAGCAAGCTCCACGTCCCCATCATCACCCTCATCAAGGACGTAGCCTGGGTTCAGCGCAACCAGGCGAAGTTCGGCTACCAACTCGATACCACGGAGGGCACCATCACATTCGGCCCCGAGGAAGACGTACTGGCGGGGCTCTGACCGACTGGCCGCGGGACGCCCGGCCTCAAGACTCGTGGTCGCCATGCAGACGCCTCCCACGAGTCAGGCGTCCCTCGAATCCAGGGCTTCAGCCAAGCCAATGGCCGGTTGCCAAGGGAAGCGCGTTTCCATTGAGGCAACTTGGAGCCCTGGATTGGGGACATCCAATTGCCAACACTTATCTCCGAGTCCGAGGTGCGCCTAACCTGGGACGATCTCCGCAACCACCGAGTCAGAAGGCCCCCCGCCTCCGCCAAGGTGCGTTCTCATGGCATCCACGTGTCGGGCATCCTCAAGGCCAGTGGAGCATTCGAGTCGCAGGAACCGGACGACGACGAAGAGGTGCCGCTGAGAATGGCTGTCGGTCAGGCCTGGGAGAACTTTGTGGTGGGCCTGTACCCCGACCTGTTGTGGCAGCCGGGGGAGATCGAGCGGGATGGAGTGTTTGCGACGCCAGATGGGCTGAGCGTGATGGATGTGCAGTGGGAGCAGAAGGCTCAGGTAGGCGCTGGGAGCCTGTACCATACGGAGACCGATGCCACTGTGCTGGAGGAGTTCAAGGCCACGTGGCAGTCCCAGCGGCAGAAGTCCGACAAGAAAGGGAGTCTCCCAGCGTACAAGCGCATCACCGACCAGCGCCGGTGGATGTGGCAGATGGCCGCTTACTGTGCGATGGGGGGCTGGCGATACGGCCGCCTGCACGTGCTCTGGATCAATGGGGACTACCGGCCCCCCGCGCCCATCTACACCACCCACCTGTTGCACTTCCCGCTGGCCGAGGTGGAGGCGTTCTGGGCCAACGTGATTTTGAAGAACAAGGAGAAAGCGGTACCCGAATGAAGACACTGACAATCCCCGGCTTTACCAACGACACTACGCCCGACAACAAGCCGGCCATGTGCGTGTTCGGCGACGGCAACACGGGCAAGACCAGATTTGGCTGCACGATGCCCGAGCCGATCGCCTTCATCTGCCTCGACAAGAACAGTAAGGGGACCATCGACGATTGGAAGAAGGCTTACGGCACCCAGATCCTCGTCCCTGAGAAGCCCTTCGTCGGCGACAAGAAGGCCATCGAGTTGGCGGTGAAGGACGCCACCGTGGCCAAGGACCGGGACCTCATCAAGAAGGCGTACACGGATATAGTGGCCCAGATATTCGAGTACGGGATGAAGGCCGCGGCCCACCCATCCATCGCCTCGGTGGCGGTCGATACGTCCCAGCTATTCGACTACATCCTCTTCAGTTACTTTGGCCGGCGCAACCAGATCGAAAGCTTTATGCGTGGGGGCGCCAACCAGGATCTGATCGAGTTCATCACGGCGCTCAGGTACAAGAATCTCTGCCTGATGAATCGGTCGCAGGAGATCTGGAAGGACACGGGGGAAGTGGACGAACAGGGCCGTAAGAAGCAAGCGCCAAGTGGGGTGTTCAAACCTGATGGGTATGGCAAGGTGGGCAGCTACGTGACCTGCGTCCTGGAGCTGACGGCCAAGCACGGTAAGATGGGCCAACCGGAACGCGACGACCAGCTCGACGCCAAGTACAGGGCGCGGGTAATCACGTGCAAGGGCAACACTCTGCTGGAGGGGCAGGACCTGGGAGAGAGTGGGGTTAAGGGCGAGCGGATCACCTGGGCCAATGTGCTCACCGCGATCTCGTCCGACCCGGCTGGGGAAGTGGAAGACACACTATGAAGGTGGTAAGGATGATGGCCGCGTTCATGCTCAGCCTATTCGTTGGCATCACCCTCTTCGTGCTGTTGATAAAGTGGTGTGTCTTCCCGATGCGGGTGCTGTGGTGATCCGCCTCGACGACAGGAAGGGCTCGGGCGAGCTGGAACGCCACTTTCTCCCCTATGGCATCAAGGTGGTCAAGACCCGCCTGGACTTCGGGGACTTCGACTTCCTCGGGAATGGGCCAAGGGGAGTGTGTGCTATCGTCGTCGAGCGCAAGACCATCTCGGACCTACTGGATTCGATGAAGTCCAGGCGCCTGAGTGGGCACCAGTTGCCGGGGATCGGCGAGGGCTACGACTATGCCTACCTGATCGTGGAGGGGGTGTGGCGGTTGGGCGTGGATGGATCGGTGGAGGTACCGTCGGGCAAGAGTTGGCGGTCGGAGGGCGTCCACTACCGGGCTGTGGACAACTACCTGGACAGCCTGATGCTCAGGGCCGGCGTCAACGTGTGGCGCACCTACGGCGAGTTGGAGACGGTGGCGGCGGTGGTGGACAGATACCGCGGTTGGAACGACAAGAAGTGGCACGATCACCACGCTCACGATCAGGTGTATGCGCCGGCCACCCCCACTGACGGCAGGCGTGTGCTATTACGGCGCAGGGAAGTGAGCCTGTGCGAGATGTGGGCTATGCAGTTGCCCGGCGTGGACCGGAAGGCCCGCACGGCAGCTGAGTGCTTTCGATCGGCGCAGGTAATGGCCAACGCTGAGGAGTCGGCGTGGCTGGAGATCGAGGGCATCGGGAAGAAGATTGCCGCGCGGTCGGTGTGGGAGATACGCAAGAGACTGTAGGCTTCCGGGGCGTCGGGTCACAAACCCCAATTCAACGGGGGAATAGTGCTGACAGCCCGGCGTCCCGGATCGAAGGAGAGGGTATGGGAAAAGAGTTGATAGTGGTGACCACATTGACTTGGGCCATCCTGGTAGCGGGATTCGTGCTGGCGCATGGCCTGCCCGAAGCCTGCCGCGCAGTGGCCCTATGGCTGCTGGTGTTCGCGCGCAAGACAGAGGACTGGCGCGGAAAGAAAGCAGTAGCAGTGAACGAGGAGTTGGCGAAGGAGGCGTGATGCAGAACTTTGACGTGATCGAATTCCTTGACGGCATCCCGGTGAGAACCGTGGAGGACCCGCCACAGGAGATGGCCTACCTGCTCAAGGCCGATGGGTGGACCAAGCGGATGGCCGACCAAGCACACCGGGCGTTCAGGCCCCAGGACTTCGAGCCCAGCCAGCCCACGCCCCACTGGTAACCCTGATGTCCCGCTGCCCCGCCTGCGATCCCAACTGCCGCATCGTGCTTGGCCAAGGACCACTCCCCTGCCCCGCGTTGCTGATCGGGGAGAAGCCCGGCCGAGAAGAGGCGAGTAGGGGGAGACCATTCGTCGGCGACACTGGGCAAGAGCTGGATGCCACCTACCTGGGGCTGGCAGGCTGGGAACGGCCGGAGGTGCGAGTCACCAACGCCGTGAAGTGCAGGCTCGGGGACAACAACAATCAACCGAGCCCCGCCCAAGTCCGTCACTGTGCCTCTCACTGGCTCCCCGGGGAGATAGCCGACTGCCAGCCCTCCATCATCGTGCTCATGGGGGCCACCGCCTGCTCCCTCGTGCCCAAGATAGAGCTGGAGCTGGATCACGGCCGGCCAGTGTGGGTGCAGGCAGAAGATTCGGAGTTCCTGGGGGACTGGGAAGGGTGGGTCTGGCCCTCCTTCCACCCCGCGGCCGGCCTGCACGAATCCCGCATGATGACCCCCCTGCTGGAGGACTGGGAGCGGCTGGGCAGGTGGCGGAGGGGGAAGTGGAAGGCACCGAGACCGCCAGTGGAAGCGCTGGACTACGGCGTTGTGCAGGACATCACCGAGTTGGAACGAGATTTCCTGGGGTTCGACAGGCAATGGGTGGCGGTGGACACCGAGAATGATGGTCCCTGCCCCTGGAGCCTTCAGTACTCGTTGCGTCCCGGTCACTCCCGCCTGATACGTGCCTCCGACCCCGAGATACTGATGTGGTTCTCCCGGCTCGCGTACCGCTCGACCTTCATCCTCCACCACGCCGTCCACGATCTTGACGTGCTGGAGAATATGGGCATCCGGCCCCAGCGCTTCCGAGACACCATGCAAGAGGCGTTCCAACTGGGCAATCGGCCCCAGGGACTCAAAGCACTGGGCTGGCGCCTGCTGGGCATACGTATGCGCTCGTGGGAAGACCTGGTGATGCCCTACTCCCGGCGCGCCGCTCAGGACTGGCTGATACGGGAGTGGGACGAGGAATCGGGCAGGCGAGAGAAGGTTGAAGTTCAACTAGTGACCAAGGTGAAAATTTCTTGGAGGCCTTCTCAGCGCGAGAGGGATCTGAAGCGCCTCCTCACCCACGCCCCCAAGCCTACCTACGAGCTATGGGACAAGATGAAGGAAGCTGGACTGACAGGGTATCCGATTCCCTCCATCGCCCACGTGCCTGAAGCCGAGGCCGTGCGGTATGCCTGCCAGGACGCCGACGTGACGGGGCAGGTGGCGGCCATATTGAAGGGGCTGAGAGAGGGGATCGTGGACAAGGAGTGGCGGGTAGACGAGGGGGACTACGACACATGAGCCTCTACGCTGGCATCACGCTACCCGGCCGCCCTGCCCCTGCCAACGTGCAAAAGTTGGACTTACTCCCCCTCCACCAGATACGCCGGATGCAGCGCGTCGGAGTGGCTGTCGATCGGGAGTGGCTCTGGGACCTGAGCGGGCGCCTGGAGGTCCGCAAGGGGGAGTTGCGGGCAGAGATCATCGAGCACATCCCAGCCGACCAGTTGGAGCGGTTCGTGGGCGAGGCTGGCGATGACCTCTCCTTTAATCCGGACAGCTACGAGCAGGTGGGGGAGTTGCTGTACCGGATCTTGCAGGTGGGCAGGGGGTCAAGGCTCAAGCGCACCAAGAGTGGCAAGGCTATCAGCACGGGGAAGAAACAGTTGGAGGCGTTGAAGTGGGAGCACCCGGCCATCGCCAAGATCCTGGAGTACCGGGAAGTCAGCAAATTGAAGGGCACCTTTTGCGACGCGCTACCACTGAAGGCCCGGCTGCACACGGCAGGAGACTGTGGGGTGTGCGGCTTCGTGCATCAGGCCGACCACTGGCGCATCCACGCCACCATCAACACCACCCGCACCGTGGCTGGCAGACTGTCCTGCACAGCAAGTTGGACGCCTGTGAAGACGACGCGGGGAACCGTGTCCATCAAGAGCATCGTCGTAGGCGACTTGGTGTGGACTCACAGATTGCGCTGGCGGAGGATCACGGCCAGATGGACTCACGGTCCCGAGCAGATGTACGATGTCCTATTGAGTACTGGGGACACGTTGACTTGCACCGGATACCATCGAGTGTTAGAATATACCTATGAGCATCTCGAAAACTTGGGTACAGGAACCAAAGAACATCGAGAAAACGCTGACTCTCTACCGCTCACCAGAACTACCAATCATGACCGGGATCGCCGGGAAGTTGGGGACGACGTATCACAATGTCCGATGGGTATGTCGGCACAACCTTCCCCCTGCGGAGTACGAGGCCCTGATGAAGGTCCGGTACTCCAGATCCAAGATGGGGGCCAAGAACCCAATGTTTGGAAAGGTGGAGGGTCAGCACCACAACTGGATTGGACAGGTACACGATGGACACGGGTATCTGACCTGTATGAAAGACGGCAGGCGCCAGTTTGTACATCGGGTTGTGATGGCAGAGGCACTTGGGTTGAAGGAACTTCCCGAGGGTTGGAATCCACATCACATCGACGGCGACAGGCAGAACAACGACCCGGAGAACCTCGCTCTGGTGACCAATCGTGGACATCTGCAATTGCACTTCCTACAGGTGAAGGATTCGGTATCTGTTATGTTGAAGCGATCAACCCTGTGGGATGCTTTGAAGTCTTTGACCTCGAAGTAGAAGAAGACGAAAGCTACGAGACCTGTGGTGTCTTCTCCCACAACTGCAAAAGCCCAAACCTGCAACAGATCCCCGTGCGCACCAAGATGGGCAGAGAGGTGCGTAAGGGATTCATCGCCGGCCCCGGCAAACTGCTGGTGAGCTGCGACCTCAGCCAACTCCACCTCCGCTTGGTTGCCCATCTCGCCCAGGAGCCCGCCATGATCCGGGTGTTCCAAGAGGGGGGCGACATACACACGGAGACGGCCCGGCGCGCGTTCGGGTTGGGGCCAGACGAGACGCCGGACAAGCTGACCCAGCGCGACCCCTCCAAGACCACTAACTTTTTCATCCTCAACCGCGGCGGCTGGCAGGGATTGTTCGACGTGCTGGTGGTGAACTTCGCGCTCGCCGGCATGAGCAGGCCGAGTTGGCTCACTGGCATGTGGTGCGACCAGTTCATCGCCAAGTGGTTCGGGATGTACTCGCACATCGGGGACTGGTTCGACGTGCAGGACTATCGGATGAAGCGGTACGGGATCGTGTGGGATATGTTCGGCCGAGTGCGCAGGGTGCCGGAGATGCGCAGTGTCCACGAGCGCGTTCGAGATGCCGGCTTGAGACAGGGGGGCAACCACCCACTGATCGGTGGAGAGGCCGGTATATACAAGATCGCGCAGGCCCGAATCGAGGACCGTCTATGCCTGCTGAGGGCGCAAGGGGTGGGAGTCGAGGCTGTGATCCCTGTCCACGACGAGTTGGTCCTGGAGGCCGACGACGAGTGGGCCGACTATGTGGCCTCGACGGTGTGCCAGGAGATGGAGCAGGCCCTTGTCGATGAGCAGACAGGGGAGTTGCAGTGCAGGGTGCCGATCACGGCAGAGAGCAAGATCGGCGAGAGGTGGAGCAAGGAGTAGGACAATGGCAAAGACAGACGATAGCATTTCTTTTATGGATCTGCCCGTGATATCGAAACTTCGGAAGAGGCAGGAGCAGGCGTATGCGGCAGAGTTGCTCAACGAGTTGGAGACCCACACGTTCTTCACGGACGACTCTGGCGCAGAGGTAAAGCGCGAGGACCGCATCGACCAGGTAAAAAACGAGTTGGAGGAGATCCAGCGCAACAATGGGCTGGCAGGGATGCGCTATGGTCGGCTCTGCTTCTCCGCCCAGCCAACAGCAGGTCGCAAGACGATAGTGAAGGCGCTGCTCATGGAAAAGTTGGGCCTCACCAAGGAGCAGATCGACGACTGCACCACCCCCGGCGAACCTGGGATGCGCCGCACCTTCAAAAAGATCGACGAGGAGTGAAGCGGGTGTTACAATTTAACCATGCCCACCCTTCTGCGTGACAAGGATATGGCGGCGTCGATCTGGTCCCTGCGAAACCGGGGCCAGATATCCAAGATTGCCGCCCGCATCCGCCCCCCAGTCAGCCCCCAATTCGTCCACTTGGTGCTGCACGGGAAGCGGAAGTCGAGGGGGGGCAAGGTGGAGAGAATGCTGAGAGAGGCAGGGGCGCCGGTATGAAACTCGACACGACGAGGCCGATTCCGTTACTGATTCTGGGGGATGGGCCCGACCTCCACACCGGCTTGGGGCGCATCGGCCACGACCTCGCTTGGCTTCTCTCCTCGATGCCGGAGTTTCGCGTCGGCTACCTCGGCCGCCAGTCCATGGGCCGCGCCAAGTATCCCTGGGCCAACTACAGCTACCCTGAATCCGGCCAGTGGGGCGAGCACTACCTGGAGACAGCGTGGGAGGATCTCAGCCAAGGACGCCGGGGGGTCATCTTCACCATCTGGGACGCCCATCGCCTCCTCTGGTTCGCCGATCCCCAAGGCATAGGCGGGTGGCTGGAGAAGTTCCTGCGCTCGGGCAAGTTCGAGCGGTGGGGCTACTTTATGCAGGACGGCGACGGGGTGAAGAGCGGGTGTCTGCCGGTTGAGGCCGCTCACATCATGTCCCAGTACCAGCGCGTGCTCCTGGCCAGTAAGTGGGCTTGGGAGATAACGCGAGGAGAGTTGGAGACGGTCGGCATCGACTGGCTCCCCCACGGCATCAACCGCTCCACCTTCAAGCCTCTCGACCGCCTGCCCCTGCGCTCGGCCTGGAATCTCAAGGACGACGACACACTTATCGGATGCGTCATGAGCAATCAGGAGCGCAAGTCGTGGCCCGTGGTAATGGAGGCTGTTTCCATGCTCGACTCGGCCTATCTCTGGGTCCACACCGACCGGATGTTCGGCTCCTGGAACCTCTGGGCGCTGGCCAAGGAGTATGGGCTGGAGGACCGGCTCATCGTTGAGGACCGAGCACTCACCGATAAGGAACTCGCGCTCCGATACTGTGCCTGTGACTGCACCGTGCTGATCTCGGGCGGGGAGGGATTCTGCTACCCGGTCGCTGAGAGTCTGAGCTGCGGCACACCCGTGGTGACTGGCAGTTACGGGGCTCAGGCCGAACTGTGCCCCTCCCACCTCCTCGCCAACCCAGTGGCGTTCGAGATCCGCACCAACCATAACCTGCGCCGGGCTGTATACACAGGCGAGAAAGTGGCCGCGAGGCTGAGGTGGGTGGTCGAGGAGCAGAGGAAGGCCAGGCGCGGAGAGGTGGAGCCGCTGGATTATTCCTGCTATGTCGAGCACCTGGACTGGCCCCTACTGTCGGTGCAGTGGAAGAAGTGGGCGAGGGGGGGGCTACAGGCATGATTGCTCTCACTGCTACCGCTATGAACGCCACCACCCCAACGCCAGATCACGATGTCGGATACTTCCTGAAAGCAGTCGAGATGGTCGGCCTGGATTCCGACATTTGGCAGAACTACCCCAACAATCTCGGCATGGTCCCGGCGTTTCACAAGCTCTGGGAGAGCCACCAGGACGAGGACGCTCTCATATACATGCACACCGACCTGGAGATCCTGGACGACAACTGGGCCGAGCGGCTGGCCTTCGAGCTGATGGAGCCGGACGTAGGCGTGGTGGGGTTCGGAGGCGCCATGAGCATGGGCCACCCCGACCTGTACAAGCGCCCCTACCGCCTGGAGCAACTGGCCCGCGACGATTACTGGTCGAATCAGGTGGGGTGGGAGACGCATGGCCGGCAGGAGACCGGCGAGAGGGACGTGGCTGTGCTGGATGGGTTCCTGCTGGCCGTCAAGGGGAGCCTGCTAAAGCGTCTGGGGGGCTGGGCGTGGTTCCCCTTTGGCTTCCACTGCTATGACACCTCCCTGTGCCTGATGGCCCACAGGCTTGGGTATCGGGTGCGCATGGTGGGGGTGCGGTGCGATCACCACGGCGGGGGGACATCCACGAAGGCCGAGTATGTGGAGTGGCTCAGGGACAGGGGGCGAACGGTGGAGCAGGACCACTGGGAGCCCCACATTTGGCAAGCCCGCGAGTTCAGGGACATCCTGCCTATTCGGGTGAAGCCATGCTGAGCCTACGCAGAGCACCTAGGAAGTAGAGTTATGCAGGTTCTCCTCGTCAACCCCGACTCGCCGTTCCTGATCGACTCAGCCGCTTTCCCGCCGCTCGGACTGCTCTATCTGGGAGCGGCCCTGGAAGCCAACGACATCGACGTGCGGGTGGTGGATCTGGGGATCCAACAGGGCGTGGTGAGGGAGCAGCTATGGGGGCACCGTCCCACGCTGATCGGCGTCTCCGTCCTTACCGATTGCCTGCCTCAGATCCCCCAGATCATAGCCGCGTGCCGGGACCTATACCCAGACGTGCCCATCGCGGTCGGCGGCCCCCATATCAGTATGCACCCCGAGGACCTGCTTGGGGCGAATGCCGCCGGCCTGGGGGACTGCGAAGAGGCAATCCTTGGGATGCTTGGGGGCCCCGATCAGGGTGGCCGGTACTGTTCCCCCAATTGGACCGTCGATGTCAACCGCTACCCCATCCCCGCCCGTTACCTGTTGCCCCTGCACAAGTATCGCTACGAGATCGGGGGACTGAGGGCGACGAGCATGATGACCCAGCGCGGCTGTCCCTACGCCTGCACCTTCTGCGCCCACTGGACTGGTTATCAAACGGTGCGGACGCGGGACATCGCCAATTGCATGGAGGAGATCCGGCGACTGAAGGGGATGGGCTTCGGAGCGGTCCAGTTCTTCGACGACGAGTTCAACCTGGACCGCGGGCGGGTGACGGAGTTCTGCCGGGCGTTGCGGGGGGAGCCGATCCAATGGAGAGCCTTCATCCGTGTCAACCTGTTTGGCGGTGAGCAAGCCGAGGAGATGGCGGGGGCGGGGTGCTACGAGTTGTGCGCCGGCGTGGAGAGCGGCAGCAACTACATCCTTCGCGGGGTCAACAAGGGAGCAACCGTCGAGCAGGCTACGCGGGCGCGGGAACTGTGCCGGTCGCTGGGCATCCGCTTCAAGGCGTTTATGATCCTTGGCCTGCCCGGCGAGGCCATCGAGACCGCTGAACTTACCCGCCGTTGGTTGCTCGACAACCGCCCCGACAACTTCGACCTGATCGTGTATCGGGACTGGGACGATCCAGACGGGGGCGCATATAAGGGAAGGCCAGGAGAGTACAGCGGGCCTTGGGGCGAGTTGCGGGACAGTATCGACGCGGAAGTAAGAAGGGAGCTTGGATTATGACCGGCAAGGATATCGCCGACGCCGGCTCCACCGACGGCACCCTCGCCGCTGCCGAAC